GCTTACTCCAGTAATTCTAACTGCTCACAATATGCGTGAGTACCAAAAGTCTCACTTGGTAAAGCAGCGCAGCAAGGCCAACCAGATGGGTTGGATCCAAACGCCAGACACCTTTGAAGGCAAGATCGTTGACAATAAGCGCACCGTTGACTCTCAAGCTGGAATTTATCGCCGCTTAAATCCAGGCGAGATAGCTATACCACCCGATTTTGGGCCAGAAGATACCAGCTACCCAAGTGTCATTGAAGACTCGCTTCGCACAATGGCGGTGGGCACGAACTCAAGCTACAACACGATTTCAGGCGACTTTAGCGAGGGCTCTTACGCAACCATTCGTATTAACGTATTTGAAAACAGGGAAGGATGGAAAATGGATCAAATATCTTACGCGGATCAATTCTGCCAGCGTGTTTACGAAGAATTTTTCTACGCAGCGGTCATGTCTGGCGCTTTGCCCTCGCCAATGTTTGACGATTATTGGTTCAGGCCGGAAAGATACTCTACGCCTAAATGGCAACCCAGAAATTGGCCGCTCCTTGATCAGGCCAAGGACTTGCAGGCGCTTAAGACTGAAAGAGAGCTTCAGCTTGTGAGTCATGGCGACCAGATAAGCAATCACAGTGGCGATGAGTTTGTCCAAGTAATGGACGAAATTGCCGATCAGAATCAGATTAAACTTGAGAAAGGCTTGCTGACCGGGATTGACGACCCCAGGTCCGTCAATCCCGCCTAACCTCTATGGCGACTATGTAATTTCCCCAGCGATGAGCAATCGCAACCGAGCGCAAGCCGGTGTTCGCATCGAGCCAATGGCTGAAGGTGACGAGTTGGCAACTATCTCCATTATGGGAGAGATTGGCTATGACGTGACCGCCGAAGATGTTTTTGCGGCTGTAGCGCAAGCCCAGGGTAAACCCCTAATGGTCAACGTTTTCTCCTACGGAGGTGACGCGGCCCAGGGCTTGGCAATTAACCAAATTCTCAGCCTTCACCCAGCGCACGTTACCACAAACGTTCTCGGGGTCGCGGCTTCCGCCGGCAGCGTAATCGCAATGGCTGGCGATGAGCGGATTGTCCCAGCCAATGGCGCTGTGATGGTTCACAATCCCTGGGGAATGGCCATAGGGGACGAAGATGCCATGCTCCGCGCAGCCGCCGAACTTCGTGGAATGAAGGAAGCCTATCTCTACACCTACGCCAACGCTACGGGTCGCCCGGTTGACGAGCTGAAGCCTTACCTGAGTGAAGAGCGCTGGATCTACGGCGAAGAGGCCGTAGCCCTGGGATTCGCCACCAAGGTCAGCTCAGCCGTTACCGCGTTCGCCAGCATCAGCCCTCCCCCGGCTGATCGGTTCAAGCAAATGCCGGCAGCTCTCCGCACCCTGGCCGGCATCCCCGAGCCCCCGGCGGTCCCAGCGCCCGTGGAGCCTGTGGAACCCGCCAAACCCGCAGAGCCCATCCCAGGACCCGAACCCGCGACTATCCTTACCACCGAACTCCCTAGCACGCCCCCGCCCCCCGTCCTCTCGATGACCGTTGAAAACCCCCAAGCGGATGCGCGGCTCGAAGAGCGCGAGCGCATCCAATCCATTCAAGGGATGGTCGCCAAGCACGACCTCCCCACTGAGTTCGCCCACGAACTGATCAACGGCGGAAAATCCGTGGCTGAGGCCCGCGCCGCTGTTCTCGATCGGCTGCCTGGCGTTACCCGAGGATCCGTTGATCGCGGCGCCGTCAGCAGCATGTCTGCAAGCGGCCTGGATCTCTCCGAACAGGATTGCAAGGTCTACAGCCTCCAGAACGTCTTTCGGCACCTAGCCGAGCCCACCAATGCGGCCTATCGCAATGCGATCGGGTTTGAGATGGAGCTACACGATGAGCTTCAGAAGAATCACGCCAGGTCCGCCGCTGGCGTTCTTATTCCTCACAACATTTTCGCTGTCAACGCCCGCCCGCCCGGTTTCCGCCCGCGAGCCGTTCAACGCACAGACAGCTTTAGCGCAGGTGGGGCGCTTGTGTCAACCGATCGCCTTGATGGCCAGTTTGTTGACTTGCTGCGCAACATGTCGGCCTTTATGCGAACCGGTATTACGGTTCTTAACGGCCTGTCTGGCAATGTTGAGATTTCCAAGCAGACGGGTCCCAGTGCCACTTTCTGGGTAGGCGAAGGCGGCGATGTTGGCGAGAGCGACCTTTCTTACGGACTGGTCAATATGTCGCCCAAAACCCTGGGCGCTCGGGTTGCAATTTCACGTCGAGCCTTGATTCAGACAAGTCCCGACATTGAGAACCTCAACCGCAATGACGTGCTCAAGCAAATTGGCTTGGGCATTGACAAGGCTATTGGCTACGGCACTGGCTCGTCCTCTCAGCCGCAGGGTCTTGTGGGTATGACCGGGGTTGGTGGTGTCGTGTTCTCTGGTGGCAAAACCGCCACGTTTAAGCCTTTGCAGGGTGGCGGTACTGGGAACTGCGGCACTTGGGAGCAATGGGTGCAGCTTGAAACTGAGCTGGCTAACGTTAACATTGAAGCCGACACGCTGGTTCACATCTTTAATGGAGCAATGCGCGGCGGGCTCAAGACCACGCTGCGTGATTCCGTGGCCGGCGCCGGTTACATCTTTGATAAAGACAAGACCGTAAACGGTTACGGCACTATCGTCAGCAACCAGATCCAATCAAACGACGCTTTCTTTGGGGACTGGCCCGAGGCGCTTCTTGGGTTCTGGTCTGGTATTGATATTGTCGTAGATCCTTACACTCGCTCCAGTCGCGGAGAGGTTGTCTACACCGCATTCCAGGATACCGACTTCGGTGTTCGCCGCCCCGAAGCATTCGTAATTGGGAGCTGATCATGCAAGAAGTGGAAATCCTTAGCACTGTTTGGGTCGGCGGCGAGATGAAGCAAGTTGGCGACATCGTTCCCGTGTCCGACAGCGACGCCAAAGAGCTGTTTCGTATCGGTCGCGCTCAACCCTTATTGCCGCCGGGAGAGCAGCCCACCGCGCTGCCGCCAGAGACTGGTCCAACCATCCATCCACCCGGCCACAGTGCCAAACGCCCCCCCGCCCCTTCCAAATAAATGGCCATTCAGCCCCGCAACATGGAAGTGCTGTCGCACTTCCCCTTGGCCCCTACAGAGGTCAGGAGCACCACTTTTACCGGCGCGACCGTCAACGTCGCCAACCTGCGCTCCCTGGATGGTGACATTCAGGTAATGCTTGATTCCAGTATTGTAACTGGCGCTGGCAGTATTACTTGCGTAATTCAACACTCTGTTGATGGCACCAGCAACTTTGAAGCCGTGACAGGCGGCGCCTTTGCTGCCGTCACGTCTGCAGCCGCTTCCAAGCAAATCCTTACCCTGAGCAAGGATGACATTCGGCAGTTTATCCGCGTTGTCGGCACTGTGTCTGGCTCCGCTTCTGCCGCTTACGGCGTCAACGGTTTCGGAGTCCCCAGGGTTTCGTGATTGACGAAGACCTGGATCTGTTTTTTGATGACTTTGGCGTCAGCTTCTTAGCTGGCGCCATTTCTGACAAGTGCATCAAAAACGCTCCAGGTCTTGGCGTCCTCGACGACCGCATCCTGAAAGTTGACTATTATGTCATGGTCAAAAGCAGCTTGTACTCTCACCTTGTACGTGGCAACCCCGCGATTGTTGACGGCGAAACTTTTGTCGTTGAAGACCCACCAAGCCCAATCGAGGATGGAGTTTTTTCGGCCATTGGACTGGAGAAGGTAGACGGCCCAGGCCCGCTGTATGTCATCCTCAACGGCGACCCAAGCGGCACGACCAACGATCCCGCCCCCACGGATCCTTCGATCCTGATATTCAACGGTGATCCGTAATGCCATATCAAGAGCAAAAAGCGCTATTTCGTCAGAGAACGTCAACTCTCGCTCGGGCAGTAACCGAGAATCCCGTACTACTTGAGGGTGAAAAATGGTGGGAAGTTGACGCGGCAAATCTAACGACCGGGCGCAGCAAGACCGGAAAGGATGGCCGTAATATTAACAATGTGATTGTCGGCACTGCGTTTAACGATCTGCCGTTTGATCTAATTGGTGCTGGCCCACCTCTTTATGCCATCACGACCACCTACGCCGCCAGCGGCGCACTTTCGCCCACTGACAACGTATCGTTGGTCAACGCTGCTAGCACTGCAACCATGACCCTGGCGGCTGGTCCCAGCGATGGCCACAGCCTACTGGTCAAGCGTCTTGGTGCTGGTGTCGTCACGATCATCGTAAGCCTGGACGGCGCCAGCTCCAGCATCGTGGCCGATTCGACGACAATTAAGGAGTCGGTGGTGCTGTCCTGGTCGTCGGGGCTGGGCACCTGGCTCATCCTATGACTAGACTAGGAGCACTCAGAGACTCCCATGGCTTTTCAGTTTTCAGTAGGGGCACGCAACGCCGCGTTGGACGCAATTGAAACAGCAGCAGGTACGGCCCCGACGCTGACAATTCGCACGGGATCTGTCCCGGCCAACTGCGCCGCAGCCCGGTCGGGTACGGTGCTGGCAACGCTGGCCCTCCCGTCCGACTGGCTGACAACTGCTTCAAATGGGTCAAAA